TGCAGGACATGATCGCCATCGGCGAGACGTGGTTTGAACAGCAGCGGCGCGAGCATCTCGCCGTGCAGGTCGAGTACCGGCCCGTGGTCGGCCCCGCTCGCACGGTGAAGGCCACGGTGGTGGTTGGCAGGTGGGAGACGGTCGATGCGGCCGGACAGATGATCCGAAGCGAAACCCGCGACTGGTTCGTTCACCGAAGCGAGCTGGCCCAGGATCCAAGGAAGGGCGACCGCATAGCTGCGACAGAGTACGGCAGCGAGGTGCTCTACGAGGTCAGCGCTCCCAGCGGTGCCGAGCACCACTGGCGCTGGTCGGACCGAAACCAGAATCTCCGCAGAATCCACACCCAAGTGGTGCAGTCGGCTGCCGACCGCAGGCCAACGGCCCCTGGTGCCCCGACCGGGGTGGCCGGCACGCAGGGCAGCCCAGTGACCTGGACGGCACCGACGGCGACCGGCGGCTATCCCGTGACCTCCTACCGCGTCTACGTCAACAACGTGCTCCAGGAGACCATCGCGGCTCCCGCGACCACCAGTGTGGGCACCTATGCCGCAGGGGCGGTGGTGCGTGTGTCGGCGGTCAACGTGGTGGGCGAGGGTGCGAAGTCAACACCAGCAACGGTGGCTGCGACTGTGCCTGGCGCGCCGACGATCACCACTGTCGGTGACGATGTGTTCATCGAGTGGACTACGCCGAGTAACGGCGGATCTCCGTTGACTTCATACAAGCTCTACAGAGACGGCGTCCAAGTTGAGCCGTTTAGCCCAGGCGACGAGTGGGCCACGCAGAGCATCGACTTTTACTTGGCCGGTTCTGTCATGCGAGTGCGTGCGGTCAACGCCGTGGGCGACGGCCCACTATCGGCCCCGGTGACGGTGACGTGATGGGCCGCAAACTTTTGGCAGGAGCGTGAAATGGCTCGTGGAGCGTGGCCCAGGAGAGGTGTGCGGACGAGCCTGCCGGTGGCGGTGGTTCGGAGGAAAGTCGCTGAAGACTTTTCGCCAGCCGAAATCAGCGGCCTCGCCCTCTGGCTTGACGCTTCTTCGGCCGACACGCTTTACACCACCGACGCTGGTCCGGTGACGGCGGTGAGTTCACCTACGGAGATTGCGGGGTGCGTGGGGTGGTGGGATGCGAGCGATTCGGCGAGCATCACGCAATCTGGCGGGCTGGTCAGCCAGTGGAACGACAAGAGCGGTCAGAACAACCACGCGACCGCAAGCGGAAGCGCGAGGCCAACGCTGACGGCTGGGGGTCTGAACGGCAGGAGCGTGATGACGTTCGACGGCTCCGCGAACGCGATGACCGTTGCGGCCAACTCTGCTTTCAACTCAAGCGACCTGACTTACTTCATTGTTTTTCGGCAGGCGTCTGCCGCAAACAAGGGCGTCTACACAAAACTCAGTGCGACTGCTGGCACTCTTGGGTTTGGTTTTGTCGTTCGCTCTGATCCGCAGATTTGGATGCTCCAAAAGAACGCCGGGTCGGCCCAAGTGCTGACCTCCACCGCAAACCCAACAACCCAAGCGAGGGTCTACTCGGTCACTTCTTCGACATCGGCTACCGGACACCTTGACGGCGTAACGGCCGCCGCCGCGTCTGGGCAGTCTGCGGACCATAGCCTCAACCAAGCCGTGACCATCGGGGCTCGCGCTTCCTCCGAGTACCTGAACGGGTACATCGCAGAGATTATCCACTTCAACACCGCCCTCTCCACCGCAGACCGCGCCCGCGTCGAAGCCTACTTAGCCCAGCGCTGGGGCATCTCAGGCGTCCACGCACAGGCCACCGCATCAAGCGATCCGGTGGGGTACTGGGCAGACAAGTCTGGCAACGCGAGGCACCTCACGCAAGCAACGTCAGCATCTCGCCCGACGTTCCTGCCGACCGGCATCTCGTCCAAGCCGTGCCTCAACTTCGACGGCACGGATGACACCATCTGGCGGCAGCCGGGACTGACATCGGATGACCTATCGATCCTCCTTGTTCACCAGACGAACACGCTATCAGGCGGCATCACTTACGAGTTCACGCATCAGGGCGACGTTACGAACGCGCAGTCAGTCGCCGGGACAGGCTTTCAAAACGTCGCCGGTCTTCAGGTTTCAGCGACCGGCTCTCCTGCCTACATGTGCGATATTCAAAGATCATTCGCAAACGTGGACACACAAGGTAGATCCGGCACAGCCGGAGACATCACCGCGAACGTCCCCGTGATTGGCACGCAGTGCGTATCGTATTCCGCAAATACGTCAGCGATCCGTAAGCAGGCGTGGACGAGCGGGAAAGGAATGCCGAACTCTGTGCGATTCAACTGCGGAGGCTGGTCGGCCATCACGCTGGGGGCGAGGAGAAATAGCCTATCCACTGGCGGAATCAACTCGCCAACCGTGTTCCTCAATGGTCGCATCGCGGAGGTCGTCGCCTACTCGCGGTACATTTCCGACGCAGACAGGCGAAGGCTGGAACTCTACCTCGCCCGCAAGTGGAATGTGACGCTCGCTGGTGCCCCGACTGTCTCGCACCCAGAGGCGCAAGACTGGATCGACCGAGTGTATGGCAATGGCGGGACAGTATCCTCCAGCACGGCGAGTGCCGCGAATGATTTCTGCAACTCCATTGACGCTGCGGGAATCCGCGACCGCTTCTACAGGCTCAATATTTTCGCGGGCACTGGGCTTAATGCCTGCCTTGTCCCGCTCTATCTTGGCCCAACGTCTCGCGGAATCAGGTACGGCAACACCACCGACACCAACGTCGGGCCGTTTGTCAGTGGCGACTACTCAGAAGGCGCTGGCCTGCAAAGCCTTGCCAGCACAAAGTACTTGAACACGGGGCTGGCTACAGATGCGATGCCTGCAAGTGTTTACGAGTCTATGCACTTATCGGCGTGGCACGGCCCGACACAATCAACTGTTTCAAGTCCGCAGTTGCTTGGCGTCTACAACGGAACAACAGATAGATGGTCAATCAGCATTGGCGTCTCAACATCATCAGCGTTGTCAGATCAAGCGAGGCTTGGGAAGGCTAACGCATTATCAAGCACAACCACCATCCAGGGGTCGCGGCCGAGTGCATTTCTCCTTGCAACTAGAACGTCTGCGACGAACCTAGTCCTATACAGAAACGCAGTGAGTGATGGGGTTCTGTCCACTTCTGTCACAGGCATAGCGTCCAGCAACCTGCCTTTTTATGTGTTTCGCACAAACCTTTCGGGGACGGACTTTGGTGATCCAGGAGTCTACGCGATGCGAATGTATAGCATTGGCGATGACATGACGCAGCAGCAGGTCGCTAGTTTTCACGCTGCTCTGTCCGCTTTCAACACGGCCTTAGGACGAACGGCATGACGCTCTCCGAACTCACTCTCCCGATGCCTTACGCCGACTGCAAAGACCTTGCGTTGGTCTACCCCTACGAGATCGCCGTCGCGCTGTACGGCGTGCAGGAGGAGCATGGCGATCCGCGACACGTTCCGGTCGGGCGACAACTAACTGACGGCCGATGGGCCATGTGCGGCGACGTTCTCAGCGAGGTGGGCGACGGCGGCATCCTGTCGCAGGCGTTCTCGTACATCACGCAGGAGATGATGGCGAGCGTGGAGGTGGTGCCGCTGGCCGATCTGGAGTTTGCGGTGCCGGAACAGTCGCCCCCCGAATAACCGGCGAAATCCCGGGGTTTACGGCCCGGAGTATTTCGATAGCCTTATCGGTGAACGGGTGAACACCATGATTGAACACCTGCACCGAATCGCCGCCCACGCCTACTACTGCGCCGAGCACGACGCCGGCCGGCGGGCGTGCGAACGGTTGCTGCGGCTGGACCTGTCGCCGGAGAAGGAAACCAAGGTCCGGGCGAACCGCACCTGGTACACCCAGCGGCTGGACGATCTCGCCGAGGTGAAGTTTTCGCGGCTCGAGCCAGGCGTCTACGCCGGCTGGTCGCGGTTCAACCCATCGGTCGTGATCCACGACGGCGTCCCGCTCTACAACGTCCGCTCCAGCAACTACCGGATCGACGAAAACGGCCGGTATGTGATTCCGCCGGAGGACGGCGAGGTCATCAAGACGCGGAACGTGCTCTACGACGGCGTCGTGGCCACGCCGGTCTACTGCACCTACCCACGGTCCGCCTTCCCCGTGGACGGCTTGGAGGACATTCGGCTCAACGTCATCGACGGCCGGATCGTCGCGTCGGCCACGGTCCGCAACTACGACGGCTACGACGGCACCTGCCGGATGGCGTATGGCGAGATCGTGGACGGCTGGATCCACGACCTCCGCTGCCACAACACGCCCCCGGGGCTGCACGAGAAAAACTGGATGCCGATCCTGGGGCGGAGGGAGTGGTTGTATTCCTGTCACTCCCGCGGCTACGTCTGCCTGGTCGAGGACTCCGGCGACGACTGGACCGTGTCCGCCCACGCGGCTTCGCCGCCGGTGGCCCGGGCCTTCCGCGGCGGAACCCAGGTGGTGCCGATCGGCGGCGGCGACTGGCTGGCGGCAATCCACGAGGTGGCCGAGGTTGCCGGCAAGCGAGTCTACGAACACCGGTTCGTGATGTTCGACGAGGCGGAGTGGTCGATCCGTGCCGTGTCGCCGCCGTTCGCGTTTCGCGAAACGCAGGCGATCGAGTTTGCGGCCGGGCTGGCCGTGGACGACGGCCGCGTGCTAGTGACGTTCGGCGTCCGCGACGCGGAGGCGTGGATGGCTGATCTGGCACTGTGTGATGTTCTCGGCCTCATGGGTGCCCCATGACCAGCGTAGACGTACCGATCGCCGACGCCACGCGGAAGCTGCTCGAGGCCAACTGGCGCGACGACGACTGGTTCGGATGCGATACGCGAGTCATTTTCCACTACGCGATGAAGGCGGCGATCTGCCGCCGCTACGCACCGCGGCGGATCATCGAAATCGGAACCCGCTGCGGCTACTCGCTCATCACGTTTCAGTCGGTGGCACCGCAGGCCAGGTTCCTGTGCATCGACGGTGCCATGGATCACGACAGCTACGACTGCCTTGCCCACGCGAAACGGATGATCGAAAAGCACGCGATCGACGCCGACTTGGTGATCGTTGATTCCCACGCGATCAAGTCGCTGCCGCCGGCAGACTTCGCCCATGTGGACGGCGACCATTCGTATGCCGGGGCGTTGGCCGATCTACGGCTGGTGGCCGGCTGCCGGGCGATCCTTGCTGACGACTGCGACAACCGCGAGGTGCGTCGGGCCGTGGACCAGTTCGCCCTGGAGCAAAACCGGACGGTGGAGTTCATCAACGACGGCCTGCGGATCGCGGGGGTGATTGCGTGAAGATCGCCATCTACGCCCTCGCCAAAAACGAATCGGCCAACGTGGCCCGGTGGGAGGAGTCGTGCCGAGACGCCGACGTGCGGGTGGTCACCGACACCGGCAGCACCGACGACACCGTGGCACTGCTCGAGGCGGCCGGCGTGCTGGTGGCCCGCGGCGCCCCGATCCCGTGGAGGTGGGACGACGCCCACAACCTCTCGCTGATGCACGTCCCTGCCGACGTGGACGTGGCGATCCGGCTGGACCTCGACGAGGCATTCGATCCTGGCTGGCGGGAAGCCCTGGAGCGGGCGTGGGTGGACGGCACCACCCGGCTGCACTACCCGTACCACTGGTCCGCCGACGTGCGGTTCTACGGCGATCGCGTCCACGCCCGGCACGGCCACCGCTGGCAGGGTGCGACCCACGAGGGGCTGGTGTGCTGGGATGGCGAGGAGAAGGTGGTCCGGATCGACGACCTGGTGATCCGCCACCACCGTGAGCCTGGCAAGGTCCACAAGTCCGACCTGACGCTACTCCGCCAGGCGTGCCGCGAGAATCCGGCCGACGCCCGGATGCACTGGTATCTGGCCCGTGAGCTGGACACCGACGGCAACGAGGAAGCGGCGGCGGCCTACGAACGCTACCTGCAGATGGCGGGCGGCAGCCCGCACGAGCGAGCCCACGCCTGCCGCCGGCTTTCGCGGCTGCGACCGGAACGGGCCGATCTCCACGCCCTCGCCGCGGTCTGGAATAGCCCGCACGAGCCGGAGGTGTATGCGTCGCTGGCCGGCAAGGCGTGGGGCATGAAGGATGCGGTGGGAGCCCTCTACTGGGCTCGTCGTGCGTTGGCGTGCAGCGACCAGAACCGCACGCATTCCAGCGAGCCGTGGGCCTACGGCGCGATCCCGGCCGACATCGCGTATTCGGCGGCCTACGAGCTGGGGCTGCACGACGAGGCGATCACGCACGCCCGCGAGGCGGCCAAGCGAGATCCCGCAGACCACCGGCACGCCGGCAACGTCGCAGCACTTGTCAGAATGAAATCAGAGGACGGGCCGAAACCATGAACGCTATCGAAATACTCATCGCCGACTCGCTGGCCGAAAGCCTTTCATCCGCCACATTTGACGGTGAAATCGGTGATGTAAATGCCGTCCGTACCTACGTCGCCGACTACACGACAGAGGATCTCGCGGACATCAAGGTTTCGGTGGTGCCGGGCAGCGTGGAGGTCACCAACCACACGCATGGTGCGGATCTTTTTGAGGTCGAAATCCACGTTGTGATCGGCAAAAAACTCGTGACCGACGCGGAACTGGACGACCTGGTGGATCTTCGGACCAATATCGTGGACGCGATCCGGTCCAAAAAACTGCCCGCGAGTAGCCCCCCCATGCCGTCCGGCGTGGCGTGGATGGGGATCACCAACGCGGTCACCTACGACCGCGACCAGGTGACGGGCTCGCGTGTGTTCCTCGGCGACATCGTCGTGACCTACCGATACGCCAACGCGAAACTCCCATGATCCCACGCATCCCCGGGCTGGTGCCCAATATCCCGTCTGTCGGGATGAAGGCGTCGGTCGATTTCTTCTTCGACCGGGCGGCCGTCCAAGCGGCTATGTCGGCGATGGATCTGAAGGCGTTGTCGAAGGCGTCGATGCTGGTGAAGGATCGGGCAAAGCGGATCATCAAGAAGCGCGGTCTCGCGAGGCTGCCGCTCAAGGTGCAGGAAAAGTTCCCGGGTGCCGGCATCACGTCGCTGATGCAGATGGGAGTCCTCGGTAGCACGCCTCGAGCAAACCGGAAACTCGGCAACAGGATCATTCGCGAGGTTCAGAGGCCGCCGGCCTCGGCGCCAGGCACGCCCCCGCACACGCACACGCCGTACGCCGGCCACTTCGCCAGCTACCTCGGCTTCCGCCGCAATCTCTGGAACTACTACGACTCGCAAACCCATTCGGCGGTCGTCGGGCCGTCGAAGAAGGGACGCATGATCCCGTACCTCCACGAGTTTGGCGGCGTGCTGCGGCTGCGGACGTGGGTCTATATTCCGCAGGTCAAGACAAAGCGCGGCGGGATGCGGCAGCCGATCACCATGAAACTGCCGACGGGCCAGCGTCCCCACAATCAAACTCACTGGCGGCCCATGTCGCTGCAGACGGTGGCCGCCTATCCAGCCCGCCCGTTTATGAAGCCTGCCATGGAGTTTTGCGTGGCAAACGGCTCGATCGCCAAGGCATTCGCGGGCCAGTTCAAGTCGTCGGCCGGTGCCCGCGGTACCGGATTCACGGTCCGCCGCGGATAGCCAACTGGTATACTGACGTTCAGGTGGCAACCGCCGCCGCCACATCGCACAGGAGCACACCATGCCCGTCGCCCACACCTACAAACTCGGCAAAGATCAGTATTTTCAGTTCGGCAGCATGATCGCGAACAACGACGTGAAGAACGTCTCACTCACGCTGGAAACTTCTGCCGAGGCCGAGGTCACTACCCGTGGCAGCGAGGGCATCCAAGAGTTTGTCCCGGTCCGCTGGAACAGCTCGTTTGAGGTTGTGTGCCTTGCCCACACCTGCCCGATTCACGGGACCGGCGTCGTGTCGATCGGCGTCAGTGGCCAAGCCGGACTTGCTACCGGCCTGTACTACGTCAACAACGTCAGCCAGCCGCAGGAAATCGACGGCGCCATCGAATACACGATCAGCCTCAAGCGGCACGCCGGCGCTCAGATCGCGTAGTTGACCGGAGGAGCGTGACGTGCTGAAGGATCGCGTATTCGCTCTCGGGAAGAACTGCATACTGGAAATAGACGGGCAGGAAATCGACGGCGTCAGCGACGTGAGCGTCCGCGAGACGATCGTTGAAGTTGATGCCACTGGTTTCAATCAGTCCACGACCTCAAGCGTCGTGGTGATGCGAAGCCACGAGATACAGATCCTGGTGCCGGACATGACTCTGGCGCGAGCGCTGTATCAGAAGCGATGGTCGAAGGTTGGAGACTATATGCTCCCTGGAGTGGTGGAAGCGAAGCTGACCGGCGGGCTGATGGAGATTGAAGGCAGGTTCACCATCCACGACATCGACGCTGACGAGTCGCTGGACGGTGCCGTGATTCCGCGGTTCGCGTTGCGGTCGTGGGGGCACGGGGCGAGCGGCGGCACCAGCGGCTACCAGGTGTTTTGATATGCACGAGTTTTCCGACCGCACCGGACGAACGTGGACGCTGGAGGCGACCTACGGCTCCTACGCCCGCGTGCGATCCCATACGGGCGTGTCGCTGTTTGACATCGCGACCGAGGAGCGGAAGAGCCTCCAGCAACTGGCCGACCCGTTTACGCTGGGCCAGGTGATTTGGTCGCTGGTCGAGCCGCAGGCCGAGAGCCGTGGCCTGACGCCGGAACAGTTTTTCGCGGAGTTTGACGGCACGACGCTCGAGGGTGCCTACGCGGCACTCATGGATGAGATGGTTTTTTTTTGCCAGCCCCGCCAGAGGAAGATCCTGACGGCGGCCGTGCAGAAGGTTCGCGAGGCGGACAAGGCGGCGGACAAGCTGGTGGACGAGATGATGCCGCAGATCGAGGCGGAGATCGACGCGGCCCTCGCACAGTGGACCTCTGGGCGCTCGGATACGAACTCGCCGGAATCATCGGAGTCCACCCAGGCCCCTGGTCCCTCCGCGAGCTGCTCGCAGCCGTCCGAGGCCGGCAGCGTGAAACCTGGAACCACACGTCAGCCCTCCTAGCGCAGATGGCGGAGATCCATCGCGACCCGAAAAAACGAGCGCGGCCATATGACGCCGCGGAAATCCACCCAATGCGAGACCGCCGGCCGATTGTGCGGACGCTGACAACCGACGAGCTGAAAGAAATCATATGAGCGCTGGAGCAGTTCGGGCCGGCAAGGCGTTCATCGAAATAACCGCGAACGACGACAAGTTCACGCGGACGCTCAAGAAGACGCAGCACTCGATCGTCAGGCTGTCGAGCACGCTCAAGCGGGC